ATGCGAGGCAAAGTCCTCGATCTGGGCGCGGGTCAGCATGGGGGAGAACGCCCCCGCGAACCAGATGCCGAAGTCGTCCTCCCCGCACGTCACCTTCGCGTAGGCGGTGCCCGCGTTGTCGTAGTGGGCGAGGGCAGGCGCCACCCCGGCGTTCATATTCATCAGGTGCCCGCCGCCGAAGGTGAGCAGCCCGCAGGACAGCTCCTCCCCCTCCTCGGTGCAGACGGAGCCCTGGGACAGGAACGTGCGGTACCCGGCGTCCCCGAGGCGGGGCGCCTCCAGGTAGCGGTCCTGCACCCCGGAGTGGGGGACACCCCACTCGGCGATGTAGCCCCACACCTGCCCGGTGGGGGTGCCGTCCGGGCGGCGCCCGACGTAGACGTGCCGCTGCGGGTTGAGCTGGTCCACCCGGTTGAACCAGGCGCGGGGCGGGGCGACCGGGGCGATGCCGGTGGCCTCCTGCGGGACGGGGGAGGAGGCGACGACGGTGAGGGCGCGGGCCTCGACGGGCGGCAGCTCCTCGTCGGCCAGCGGCTCCTCCTCGTCCACCAGTTCGATGTAGGCGCCGGGGAACGCGGCGAACGGGCAAATGGTGGCCTGACCGATGGAGCCCTGCGTGATCCGCATGCGCACCTTCTCGGGGAAGCCGTCCTCGTCCTCCTCCAGGACCTCGATGTCGGCTTCCACCTCGCCCATGTCCACGGACACGCCGCGCAGGGACCGGCTGCGCACGTAGTCGAGGGTGGCCTGGGAGCCGGGCTGGTCGGCGTTGGGGATCAGCCAGCCCTCGGCGGACCACGCCCACACGCCTGCCCCGAACGGCTTGCCTGTCTCCCGGTTGATGACGGCGGAGGCGTCGTACCGCTCCATCGTGTCGATGCGCCCGGCGACGAGGGCAGCGTCGTGGCCCCACCCGCCGTCCGGGTTGCGCACCATCGCCATCAGCGACTGCGGGAGGTCCCGGCGGCCGAGGGCGCCTGCCTCGATGAGGCGCCCGTCGCTCGTCTCCCAGCCCTCCAGCACGAAGATGGGCATGCGCCAGCGCACCCCACCCTCGGGGTCGGGCAGGTCGGTGTCGTCCAGGGGGGTGCGCTCGGCGGGCGGCGGGGCCTGCGGCTCCTCCTCCACCACCGGGGCGGTGGCGATGAGGGCGGCCAGCTTCCCGTCGCCGGTCCAGCGGGCCAGGGGCAGGGTGGGTCGCTTCATGGGGTGCTCCTCAACGTCGCAGGGCGGGGACAGCCTCGCGGCCGGGGGTGGAGATGCGGGGATCGACGGTGGCGGTGTGGCCGGGGACGGGGCGGCCGGGGTTCTGCTCCTCGTAGGCAGCGACGCCGATGGCTTCCAGCTCCTCGCGGGCGCGGGCGCCGTCGGAGTACACGGTCATGTAGTCGCAGTGGCAGCCGTTGTGGTCGCCGGGCGCGAAGGAGCCGCCCACCCACTCGGCCCCGGTGCCTGCGGTGGACAGCGCCGGGTCGTCCCAGTCGGTGAACACCACGCCGTCCAGGTCCCGGTGCGGGTCGAACGGGCGGGCGGAGATGCCGTACGCCCACTCCATCTCCTCCGCTGCCACGTTGTGGTCGGCGAGGAAGCCTTGCAGGAGGCTGCCGGAGGTGAGCCCGGACAGGGGGGGCAGGCCGTTGTCGGCTGCGGCGAGGCCCCCGGCGACGGCGAGGGCACGGCGCAGCGTGGACGGGGGGACGCGGGTGGAGGACAGCTCCCCCACGTCGGGCACGGACGGGTCCGGGTCGTACAGGGCACCCACGGAGAGGGTCAGCAGCTCCCGCTCCAGGGCGGGCCAGGACAGCTCCACCCCTTCGGCGTAGGAGTCGCGGAGGGCGGCGACGGTGCGCATTACGTTGGGGTCGGCGCGGGACAGCCCGGCCAGGTCGGCGGCGGTGTCGATGGCGTCCTCAGCGGCGGCGAGCGTCCAGTCGGTGTACTGCCCCCGGAACCGTTCGAAGGCTTCCGCCAGCAGCTCCTGCTCCTCCATGCCCAACGCGGCGACGAGGGCACGCCCCATCGTGGCGGCGACCCGCTCGGAGGGGGCAGCGGCGGCGGTGCGCGCCTCCGGGTTGCCGTTGGCGCGGGACCGCAGCCGGTTCCCGGCGCGTTCCAGGGCGCGGGTGATGGCGGCGTCGGCGGCGGTGGCGAGGCGTTCCCGGAGCTGCCGGTCGATGGCGAGGAGGCGCCGGGACAGGCGCCGCGACTTGGCGGTGACCGGCAGGCGGGGGGCTCCGGCTGCGACAGTGCCCTCCTCCTCGGCGGGGGGCGGCTCCTCGGCGGGCGGCTCGGCGGGTAGTGGTGTCTCCCCCGGCGGGAGGGCAGCAGGCTCCGGGGCGGCGGCGCGCTCCTCCGGGGCCTTGACGGTGACCGGCAGGTAGCCGGTGTGCTCCACCGGCAGGCCGAGGAAGGCGGACACCGACTCCGGGGCGTACCCGGCGCGCATAGCTGCACCGGCCACCTCGAACACCTGCGCGAGGATGGAGGGCGTCATGCCGGTGGAGCCGACCGGCTGGTCGGCGGAGGCGGTGACCTCGGGGGCGTCCCCGTCATCGAAGCCGAGGATGCGGCGGTGCGCCCGGTCGGAGATGGTGCCCCGGTCGAAGGCGTCGTTGGCTGCCTCCCGCTGGTCCGGGGGGGTGACGAGGGAGGCGGCGTCGTACCAGATGACGACGCGCTCAATCTGGTCGCGGGTCCAGGAGGCGACACCCAGGTCCACGGCTGCCTGCAACCGGGAGCGCATGTAGGCGAGGGTCAGGGCCTCCACGCCGTGGATGGTGATGGGCTCCTGGTGGTGCTTGAACGTGTCGGCGTCCACCTGCCACACGTTCCAGTGGTTCACGTCGGCGTAGCCGGTGATGACCTCCGGGGGCACGTCCAGGCCGATGCCGAGGCGGGCCAGCAGCCGCGTCTCCAGGGCGGCCAGCTTCTCGTCCATCGGGCGTTCGACGGTGAGGTGCCGGACAGCGGCCAGGTACTCGGCGGGGCCGCGCAGGACACCGGGCACCACCGACGCGGCGGAGCCGTCCTGCGCGAGAGGGGTGACGAGCTGCGTGGTGAGGTCCGCCTGAAACTCGTCGGCCTCCTCCTCCGCGTCGTCCTCGGAGACAGGCGGGGGGGACAGCTCGTCGGGCACCAGCATGAAGCCGTTACCGGCAGCTCGAGAACGCAGCGCGGCGTCGGTGGCGCGTTCGATGAGCAGCAGCCGCTCGCACACCCCGGCGAGGGAACGCATCGGGGAGGAGGGCTCCGACGACCACTGGGTGTCGGCGGTCCACATGCGGTGCACGGTGGTGTAGGCGGGGTCGAGGTCCTGCGCCTCGGAGTCCCTGCCCTCCCCGGTGACCAGCCGGTAGTAGCCGGGGGGGCCGTCCGGGTCCATCGTGGGCAGGCGCCCGTCCTGGAACTTGACCTCGCTCTTGGAGTAGACACCCCACGTTTCCCGGTCGGTGTCCGGGTCGTAGACACCGACCAGCCACGCCTCCCCGGTCAGCTCAAAGTTGGCGACGAGGGGGGCGAGGATCGCGGAGCCGCCACCGGAGGGGGAGCCCCCGGTGAGGGTGGCGAGGGCGTCCTGCGCTGCCGCCACGAGGTCCTCGGGGAGGGCGTCCGGGTCGCGGGTGGTGGTGCTCCCGTCCTCGGAGGCGATGAGCCCGTACTCGTCGTCCAGCTCCACCACCTGGTCGGCGCCACGCGGCCGGTCGGCGGCGGTGAGGCGGATGTGCGCCGAGTTGTGGGACAGGAAGCGGATGACGTAGCCGACCTCCGGCAGGGCCCGCTCGTACACGTAGGCGGAGTCCTGCCAGGCGCGGGTGCGGGACGCCTTGGCGAGCTTGGCGCCCTGCTCCGGGGTGACCTGCCGGGCGGCGGCGGTCATCGCCTTGGTGCGGGTGAAGGAGGCAGCGGTGAGCGCGGGCAGCAGCGCCTCCTCCGGCGCCGGGGGGCGGAACAGGTCGGTCAGCTTCGGGAGGGCCACAGGGTCACTCCATCGTGGAGAGGAGGCCGGTCACTGACGACCAGGCGAGGACAGCTCCGGCGGCGGCCGCAGCACCGGGCGCGGCCACGGTGAGGGCAGCCCACCCGGCGGCGATCCACATGGACACGCACCAGGGGCAGGTGACGAAGTACGCCAGGCGCCCCTCCGGCGCGGCCTCCTGCACCTGTTCCCGCAGGGGTTCGGTGATGCGGTCCTCCAACGCCAGGCGGGTCAGGCGGTGGGTTGCGAGGGCACCGACGACGAGGGCTGCCGGGTCACGAAGTGAGGACAGCCGGGCACCCATGCCGGAGGACGCTACCGGCGCACGGTCAGGGGGCGCGGTGGGTTGCGGGCCGCTTGGCTGCGCGGGGGAGGGGGACAGGCTGGGAGGGGTGGACGGCGGCGCGCATCGGGGAGGTGTCCACGCAGGTGCAGCGGACGAGGGCGTGGAGCCGGTGGACCTCCTGCCGCAGCCACTCCACCTCGGCTCGCAACGCGGCCAGGCGGCCCTCCTCCTCCTCCCGGTCGAGGCGGCGGCGTTCGGCCCGCAGCCGGGCCTCGCGGCGCAGCTCCCGCACCTCCCGGTCCGCCCACCAGGTGGCGACCTTCGTGGCGGGCCCGACGAGGCCGGTGACCCGTTCCACGAGGACGCCGACAGCGCCCAGCACTAGCAGGCCTGTGGCGATCCAGGGCACGCCCTGGGCTGCCTCCAGCAGCTCCCCCGTAGTCACCTGATGACGCTATCCGGCCGGACCCGTTCCGCTGGCCTGGACAGGTGGGCAACACTCGCCAACGTTGCGGGCGCAGGCGGGCAGGAGCTGTCAGGCGGTGCCCTTCCGGTAGGGGCGCCAGGGTGTCCAGCCCTTCAACGGGTTGCCGCAGCCGCAGCCGCGCTGCCCCTCCACGATGAGGGAGGAGCCGTCCCCGAGGATGAGGGCGGCGGGGCGGGTGCGGGGCGCGTTGAGGGCGGGCACCTCGGAGGCGTCCGGCTGGTAGGGGAAGTCCACGGCGGGCGCGCCTCGGGAGGTCCACACGCGGACCCGCTGCCGGGTGATGACGACGCGGGCGGAGCGCAGCGTGGAGGGCCCGAAGCGGACAACGGCAGGGAACACGTCCCGGATCACCACGGCGTCCGGCTCCGGCCACTCCATCAGGACACCGTAGCTGCGGAGCGTTCCGCTGCCTCCGCGATGGTCGGCTCAGGCAGCACCTCCCACACGTCCACGGTGGCGCCGATGGCCTGCCAGCGGGTGATGCAGCGGTCCAGGCCTGCCCTGCTCTTCGCGGAGGCGTTGCCGATGAAGTGGCGCATGCCGGGACCGAGGGGGATGAAGGCGACAGCGCGCCACGGCCGGGCGCTCACCTGTCCTCCCTGGCGCGGCGCTGGAGGCGGCGGAGCCGGGCCTGGCCTGCTGCCCTCCGGGCGTCCTCCTCGGCACGCTCAGCGGGCGGCAGGGCTGCCAGGCGGGCCTCCTCCATGCGGACGACGGCGCGGGCCAGCTCGTCCACAGCGGCTAGCAGCTCCGGTGGGGCAGGCTTGGTGCCGCAGACACGGACACCGCCGGGGGTGATCTGGCCGGTGCGGCGGCTCACGGCGTGCCCCTCCAAAGCCAGGACAGCCCCGGCTCGACCGCAGCGAGCACCTCCCGGAGTGCGCGGAGGAGTCCGTTCACGGCTCCTCCACCTGGTCGATGGGCACCGCGTCGGGGCGGTGCGCGGAGCAGCCCACGCACAACGCGATGAACCGGCCGGTCTGCCCGAGGGGGGCGGCGTGCGTGGCAGGCGTGATGAAGCAATCCCCGGCCGGGTTCTCCTTGGAGGGCTGCCAGCGGGGGTACTGGCAGCGGTCGCGGTTCACAGCGGCCCGCAGCCGGGGAAGTAGTGGTCGGAGTGCCCGAGGGGGCAGCGCAGGGACCACGACGGGTCGTAGGGGCTGAACCACCACACCAGCTCGGACACCGTGTAGCCGTCCAGCCCGTCGTCCAGGAGGGCGTCCTGCACCCACTGCGGGGGCAGCGGGTCGCCGAGGAGGACCGCCGTGTGGGGCTGGTGCTTGCGGCAGGTGAAGCACCAGCGGGTGGGGCGCTCGTCGGGTTCGGTGCGCAGCACCTCGGTGGGTCCGGGGATGACGCAGAGGAGGGTCACCGCTTGCCGCCGATCCGGCCGGGGCGGGGCAGGGCGACGGGGGCACGCATCTCCGTGGTGGGCGGTCCCTGCACCCCCAGCGCCTCCGTGGCGGGCGCGGGGTCGGGCACCGGGGGAACAGGGCCAGGCATGCGCACCGGGGGCGTCAGCGGCTCCTCCGGGCCACGGTGCCGGGCGGTGGCTCGGCGCTCCTCTGCTCCCTCGGCGTGCGCCCGGCGGTGGGAGGACAGCTCCCGGCGGCAGGTGATGGCCTCGGAGCGGGCGAGGACAGCCACCCACAGGGAGACGGCGGACAGCCCGAGGGCGAGTGCGGCGGTGATGATGGCGCCGATCATGCGGTGGCCTCCTGATTGGCGTGGTCGCTGCGCTGCCGGTTGGCGGCTGCGCGGCGCTGGTGCTTGAGGTGCGCCCGGCCCTGGCCGGGCGGGTACTGCTGCTCGTGGTCGTGCTCGACGGCGGCGACGTGCACCTGCATGGCGAAGGCGCGGAGCTGTCCGGGGTCGGTGAAGGTGAGGACGCGGCCGTCCGGGTGGTGCAGCTCCAGGCGGCCGGGCGCGATGAAGGCGAGGAGGGTCACGCCGTCTGCGGTGGTGAGGGCCCGCCGCTTCGGCCAGGTCAGCAGGTGCGCCATGCGGTCCATCCTCCAGGACGGGCGCCGCCCCCAGCCTGTGGATAAGGCTGGGGGCGGCACTGCGGGCGGTGCAGGTCAGGCGAAGGCGAGCGCCAGGTCGTAGGCCTTCGTCTTGGCGGCGTCCAGCTCCCCCATCATGATCCGCTCCTGGCGGCGGGCCTCCTTGGAGTCGCCGCCCCGGACGGTGCCGTGCCAGTCCATGTGCTCGGTGACGGCCTGGAACGCGGCGTAGGCGGTGCCCTCCCCGAAGCCCACGGTGGGCCCGGCGAGGATGGCCAGCAGCTCCTCGTCCCGCACCTTGGCGAGGGACAGGCTGCGCTTCGACAGGTCGGTGTCGTCCTCCGAGACGCCCCACAGCTTCCGCTCGTAGGCGACGAAGTCGTCCTTGGTCATCTTCACGGTCAGCAGCAGCTCCATCGACTCCTTGAAGGCGTCGAGGTACTGGTGGGACAGGCCGAGGATGCGCCGGGCCTCCTCCGCCTTGTAGGCCATGTCGCCGACGTGGCGGATGGAGAAGCGGGGGGTGGCCTTCCGCCCGAAGGTGGCGTTGGTCTGGTTGGTGCAGCCGAGCCGGATGGGGGCGAGCAGGGCGTAGGTGCCGGAGCGGTCGTGCGTGGTGACGACGGTGACGAAGTTCCGGTACGGGTCCCCGGCGACCTCCATGCCCTCCCCCAGCTCCCAGGCGGCGTAGACGCGGGCGCCGACCGGGTTGCCGTAGGCGCCGAGGGCGACGAGGCGCCCCCCGGAGATGGAGTCCCCCACGTCCAGCGCCTGCTCGTTCTGGAACACGGAGTAGGAGGGGGAGCAGGGGGCGATGGCGAACGGCTGCCCACCGTCACGCGGGTAGGCGACGGTGGCGTTCCAGGAGGGCATGCGCAGCGCCTCCCCGGTGGGGCGGGACACCATGCTCGGGGTGCCGTCGTCGGACACGTCCAGCACCTCCTCCGAGCGGGCGGCGGTGATGGGCTCCTTCCGCACCTCGAAGTCGAGGCCCGTCTTGCGGAGGGCGTCCCCCACGGTGAGGCCCTGGTCGGAGTCCTCCACGTAGACACCCCCGGTGCGCTCGGCGAGGCCGAGGAACGCGGGCACGCGGCCCTCGGTGGGGCGGTGGGAGCCGAGGTCGTTCCCGAAGAAGCCGAGGGTGCCGACCCCGGCGCGGCGGCCCTTGGAGCCGTTGCTGTCGAAGGAGACGGCCTCGCCGGGGGTGATGCTGGCGAGGGGGGTGGCGTCGATGGAGCGGTAGGAGCTGTGGCTGGAACCCTGAATGTCGGGCACGGTGCTGTCCTCTCTGGCGTGGTGACCGGGGCGAGCGCCCCTGTCCCCCCTATTATGCACACACATACGTCCGGCGCACCACCCCATACAGGGTG